ATTGGTGGACTCTACGAAATCTATCCAGAAGAGATGTCTGATGTGATAGAACTCGGTTTTGCTAAAGTTCGTTCTAAATAGTTGTAAAAAGATAGATGCCAACACCTTTAGAAGTAATTCCTTACAAACCCTCTAGTGATAAAAAAGTATTACGTTATCCATTAGCTGAAATTCATGAAAAGACTGATTATCTGCGGATAGATATTATTAAGTATAAACCTATTGGACATGACATGGTAAACGCACCGGGTGCTAGAAGAAATCAGGGCCCCCGGCAGGGAAAGAGTAAAATAAAAACCATACTACTTCCAATTCCATCAAATATTCGAGATGGGAATACTACAAAATATGGTGACTCCAGTTTGAATAGTGTTGGAGCTGCATTAATTGGAGGTGTAATGAATACAATGGAAAGTGGTGGAGATTATGTTAGTGATTTTAAATATGGTCTTAACTCCACTACACAAAAAGTGGTTAATGCTTTAGAACATATTACAAATGCAGCTGGAGGTATGGAAGGAACTAAAGCATTTATAACTAGACAATTGGCATCTAAGGCAGCAGGAATCGCAGGTGTCAATATTACTCCAGATCAACTTTTGGCAAGAACAACGGGTGAAATCTTAAATCCTAATATGGAACTGTTATTTAATGGACCGACTTTGAGATCTTTTAAATTTTCATTCAAAATGACTCCAAGAGGTAGAAAGGAAGCAATGGAAATTAAAAATATTATTAGATGCTTTAAAACACATATGGCACCTAAAGTAGCATCTGCCGGAGATACATTTAACACAACATTTCTTAGTACACCAGATGTTTTTGAATTAAGATATCGTCAAGGTGCAATAGAGCATAAGTTCTTAAACAAATTCAAACAATGTTTTATGGAAAGTATTGATGTCAATTATACGGCAGACGGAACTTATGCAACTTATGATGATGGAACACCAGTTTCAATGGTTATGACATTATCTTTTAAAGAAATTGAACCAGTTTACGATGTTGATTATGGTGATGAAATAACAGGAGTAGGATACTAAAATGGGATACTTCAGAGAACTACCAGAATTAGATTATCAATCATTTTTATCTGACAGCAATTCTTCTCAAAATTATTTGAGAGTTAAGAATTTATTCAGAAGAAATAAGTTACGTGATGACTTACAAAATGTATTCACCATTTTTAATAAGTATGAAATTGTAGAGGGTGCAAGACCCGATACAGTTGCCGAAGAACTTTATGGAAGTGCAGAACTTGATTGGGTTGTTATTATGACTGCAGGAATCATGAATGTAAGAGATCAGTGGCCACTGTCAAATCGTGATCTCTATCGATATGCAGTAAAAAAATATGGTGTAGAAAATTTAAATTCTCCCCACCATTATGAAACTATAGAAGTAAAAGACGCACAGGGAAGACTAATTCTTCCTGCAGGAAAAGTAGTTGACTCCAACTTTACTATTCCAAATCCTAGTAATACCAAGACAAACTTAAATCCAGTTATCAATGTTAACAACTATGGGTATGAAACTAGAAAAAACCAAGAAAAATCTTCCATCTACTTGCTGAGACCATCATATTTGCAACAATTCTTAAATGATATGAGAAACATTATGATCTATGGAAGATCTTCAGAATACTTGGAAGATCGACTAATTAGAACTGAAAATACAAGAATTATAAACTAATAAAAAAGGAGACCAAAGTCTCCTATCTGAATAATAAGCAGAAATAACTAAAAGAGTCAACAGACTCTCTCATAGGTCTATCTCATTTAGTCTGCTGCGAGTGCGGCAAAGTATGAGAGAGTGTCATCATCTTCATCATCAGTCTTGGTAGAAGAGAGACTACCAAGTTCTTCCTTCATTGACTGAGGGACAGGATTTGATTCTCCACGATTCTGTTGACGGAACTCTTCTTCTTCCTGAACTGATTCTTGATCTTGGAACTTAGTCGTTCCTTTGATACCGAGAACATAATCAAGACGTTTCTTCAATTCATCATAAGACTTGAATTGGTCGGGAGCAACAAACTCTTCGAGAGAATACTCTTTTTTCCAGATTGCTTCCATTGCTTCATCATCTTCAAGAAGTGCATCCTGACGGGCAAACTCCGAAGAATCATAGTTACGATAACCGGCAACATTCTTTGCCTTCAGTTTGAAGTTAGCACCCTGCCAGAAATCAAACGGATCAATTGCTTCCTCGTCCTCAAACTCAGGTTGCATTGCGGCAGTAATCTTATCAAAGATTTTCTTACCGAACTTATACAAGAATACTCGACCTTCATTCTCAGGATTAGCAGGATCTTTGACGACATAGATGTTTGCGACATAAGTCAGTTTACGTTTCTGCTTACGTGCTTGATCTTTACCACTATCAGTGCCGTTGTTCCACAGCATCGTATTGTATTCTGACATTGGGTCTTTCTGATTCAGAGTCGTCAGAGAGTTTTCAATATACCATCCACCAGGACCTTGGAAGGCATGGGAATAGAGTTTGACGAATGGAAGGTCTTCACCTTCGGGAGCAGGAAGGAAACGAATAACGGCATAACCATTACCTCCTTTATCACATTCCAGTTTCCAGAGACGATCATCTCCTGAACTACCTGCATTATTCATTTTTTCGACTTCTTTGACCAGTTTTTGTGTCAAAGAACCCAGTTTGGATTGCTTTTTAAGATCAGCAAAAGACATTTAGATTACCTTAGATTTGTTTGGATGTTTTGGATTTACTCGGATAGTATAGCAGAAATTCTCTCAGTCGTCAATATAGTCTTTGAGAGATTTTATTGTTGCATTCATACTATTAAATAAAGTCAGCATATCAGTCTCTGGTGGGAAACCCATCATTGAAACTGATTTGCGTAGATTATCTCTCATCTCAATGGCCTTTGGGTCATCAGAAAGAGATAGTCTAGTATACATCACTTGCTGTTTTTCAAGCAAAGATGAAAGTATTTCAACGTGCTCAAGTTTTTGTTCACGGGACATTCTACCAAAAGTAATAAAACTCTCGTAGATTTTTTCTTGCATTTCATTAATTTCACTCAGTTCTTCCTGAATGATTTCAGAATCAAAAAAGTCACTCATTTACAATGTCCCGCAAAATCTTTCTAAACTTAAAGACATCAATATTTAGAAAGGGAGAATACTTAAGTAGTTTTAAACTTACGGTTTCCCATACAGGATCTTTCAGTTCTTTATCAAACTTCTTTCTGAATGAGAATATTCTATCATAAATTACAAAAGTTTCAAGACTTATGTCTCCACCAAGAAATCTTTTTAAGATTGTTGGATGACCTTTCGAACAACTGAATAGATTCTCTAATTCGTTGTTCGAGAGTAATTCGTTGCTTTGTTCTTTGAACAAGTAAGTCAAACTCTGTTGTCTCTTTGTCCAATCTGCGTAAGTCCTTTCTCCAGAACTGATAATTTCTCCAATCCATAAGTTTTGTGGGTTGTCGGCGTATGCGAAATTAGATACAAGAAATTTTACGACTTCTTCATCATTATATTTACGACTGGTTTTCTCGAACCAATACTTATCTCTTCTTTTATTGAATGAAGAGACACTCGCACGGGTTTTAGCACCGTACTTAAAAAAATCATATTTTGGATTTGTAAAATGATTTTTTAGTGAGAGATAATGCTGATATGTTTCAAACGGAGTCACTTTCGATTTCATCAATTTGCTCAAAATCATCAATATATTTGACAGGAACCTCATGCTCATTATCAATAAGATACCAATGCTCACCTTCACGAATACCAAGATATTTCATCTCATTCTCATCAAAATTATTTTCACGCATTGCTGCTTGAATTTTCAAATGCAATAATTCATCACGAGATATCATAAAGGTAATTTTGCTTTCGAAGTTGCTTTCATAAAATTAAGTCTCGTAGCATCCCACTTCAATTTTTCTTTCAGTGGTTTTGATACAAGTTTTGTGACTGATTCTACATCAAGTTCATTTAATTCACAATAGTGAACAATCGCATCGATATAGTTAATTTTTTCTTCGGCAACAATCTTTTCAATTTCTAACGCAAACTTAGAAGGTGTTAGAAATTTACTTGCTAATACCTTTTCTAGTTCCTTATTCGGTTCCATAGAGTTCCAATTTATCTG